ATTTCTGCAATGGGTTGATAAGTACGATAGCCACATTGGGAACTGTAACTACCTTTGCGAATAACGTAAAAGTCACCGCTAATTTTCTTTGCCTGCCAGTCATCAGCACCTGCTTTATTTGCTGCCGCTTTCAGGCTCTGCGCCAGTTCGGTGATATCAGTCATGCTGCATCCTCACATTCGTGACTTTCCGGATCGTCGGCTTTGTAATAACCGCCGCACAAAGCGCAGGGAACATCAGGAACATCGTCATAGTTAGTAGTACCGGTAATCATTTGTCGGCCCCCTCGCGCAGCTGCTTGGCGTAGTCGTCAGCGGCGACTGCAACCCCTTTTGCCAGAGCATCAAGGAATGGGTCATCGCCAGGAATACGAAGTTTTACCGCGAACTCCTCCACCCCATCAGCCTTAATCCCGGCTACGATGCGATCGGTGGCGGAAAAATCCAGCTCATCGGCACAAGGGATCACTTCGCCGTATATCCGCTCCATAGCCTCATCCCAGCCATAGCGGCAGGCATCGTACCGGTCAGTAATACCTCGGCCTTCCAGTCCGCACCCCATGCCTTCGTCGTGGTACTGAGGTTCGTTATCCAGGTTGGTTACGGAGTCAATGATCTGCTTCATCTCCACATTCTCCGCAGCCAGCTTATCCATTTCGATGCTACGACCTTTCCAGCCCTCCCACATTGCAGCCATCATCATGAACCAGACGTTTCCGCAGTTGGCTTTTTTCTCGTTAAAGAACCAGGTTACGAATTCAATGCTCATATCGTTTTGCTGTGCAATCTGTTCGACTTCGTTTTTCATTTTCTTACTCCAGCCAGGCACTGGTTAAACAGGTTGGTCATTGGGTTTACTCCGCCAGGTCGCTGGCGATACTGAACAGACGGATCGCTTTCGGTTACGGCTGCCTGCCCTGCAAGGGTGTAGCGATAGCTACGATATTCTCCTTCGCGCTTAACGCGTCCATCGCGGTTCATCTGCCACAAAGCAGAATTGACAACGGACGGGTCTAGCCCGGTACCGTGGCGGATATCCTGAAAGCTGCAGCCAGGATGCTGGCCGATGAAGTTAATAACGGCTTGTTTGCCCGAGTTCTTTTTCATGACCGCCCTCTCCCCAGTCCAAATTTCGCCCGAATTTCTGCGATTTTGTTTAACCCCTGCTCCTGACTTAATGGCCGGCCACCAAGTTTTGGAATCTGCTTAACCGGCTCTGGAATCGCTTCTCCTGCGTTTAAACGACGCACCATACGCATCAGCTCATCCTGAGCCTTGCGGCGCAGCTCAGCGTCGCTGAGGCCGTTTGCGCGCATGTCTGCGTACAGTCCAGTAACCATCCAGTAGCAGGCCTTGTGCTTCAGCGTTACCGGCGTGACGTTGTGCTCTGGCCACGGATAGGACTCAGCATCCGGGTATTGCCCGCGGGTCCGGCAGTACTGGTAAACCATATCGACCAGCTCCACTGCATCCGGCAGTCCGGCGGATACGGCTGATTCCGATTTGCACCAGGCGACAAACTGACCCGGCGATGGCATGAATGGACGATCCTGTTTGCGGGCAACGCGCATGCCAGCGTTGATTTGCTCCATGGAGACAATCCCGTTTTCCTTGAACGCCAGAAGCCACTGCCGGCGCATCTCGTTCATCTCCTCGGGTGTTTTGCTGGCCAGCGCCGGGAACACAGCGAGCAACTGGCGGAACAGTTCGTTGAAGATCTCCGCAGTCTTGGCCGCCTGGCGCTTTACTGCCTGCTCGTCCTGCATTTCAGGAAGCCCGGCAGCCACGCGCTGGAAATTTTTCCCGATCGAAGTTGTGCATGCTTTCAGCGATTGATTTCATTCGAGCACCCCGTAAATCCAGTCAGTGTTGTTCAGGTCGACTTTTGGCTTCCCGGCAACCTGAACCCCTGGCGCGCTGCGCTGCATGGTCAGCTTGTCCCACTGCTTGCGCAGCGCATCAGGGCTCAGGATGTTGCGATGCCAGAACGAGTCTTTGCTGGCCCAGTCGTACATGCCGCAGATATCCTGGTGGCTGCGGTTGTCGATCTGACGCATCAGTCGAACCGTGTTTGACCAGGCGGTAATGTCAGGGGCTTTGCAGGTTGGGTTGATCATCCTGACCCTGGAGAAAATCCACTCGGCAACGCGAACGTCTTCTGCGGTTCCCCACTTGCTGCCGCTGGGTGTGTAAACCGCGGCATCAGGATGAGCAGACAAAAATTTCTTCAGGTGGACGTCAGAGGATTCGCCAGAATTCTCGGACGAAGATCTTTTAATGTTTTTATTCTTGTTATTACCTTCTTGTTCATGTTGTGCGGTTGTTTGTGCGGCTTCATGTGCGCCATCATGTGCGGGCACCACCTTCAAACCCGCGCCATTACTGGGCTCGCCATGTGCGCAAGTTTGTGCGGCTTCATGTGCGGCTTCATGTGCGGGTAAATTGTCTGTTTTTTGAGCATATTCTGCAAAATTTGTGATGGTGATCACTCTCCCTTTTTGCTTCTCACCTTCGATAGAATCATCCCTTCGCGCACAAAAAACGGCCAGCATTCTCTCCACTGAATCGCGACTAGTAGGATTTCCTTTCCGGTCGCAAAGCTGCAGCCCTAAATCGGCCGCTGTGACCACCAGTTGACCGGGCAGCAGTGACCACTCATGACCTTTGAAAGTCGCTCTGAATGGCTGACGAGCAGCATTAAGCAGCAGGTTTTCCCACAGGGTTCTGAGGTACACATCTTTTGCCCAGGACTGCTTGAGAACGCTCCGGTACAACGGGATGTAGCCAGATTTCTGGTTTTCCATCCGGTTGCTCCTGAATTGCCCCGGCGCGGCGCCGGGAAACTTGAGTATTTCTGCGGTGTTCATGCTTCACTCTCCCAGCCGGCCTCTTTCAGGAATTCGCGATAGTTGTCCAGGATGCGCGCGCATCAGCTGGTAGTTCAATGTCAGCCTGATCAGCGACTATCTGGAGAAACTGGCGCGCCTTTGCTGCGCTAAACTGCGGCAGCGCCGCGCTGCGGGTTAATTTCGATTTACCTGACGCTCTGGCCTTATCCATCTGGCGAACAGCTACAGAGGCCGCCTGGGGGCCGTGTTCGCGGGATAGTGCAACCGCGGTTGTGGGGGATACCTCGCCGGCACGCACCATGCTGATTAGCTCTTCTCCGCAGGTCAGCAAATGCAGGTGATAGTCGACGTCGGACAGAGAACGCTTAACCTTCTTCGCGATTTCGTCCGGCTCCCACCCCTGATTTCTCAAACGCTGATATGCAGTTGCGCGTTCCAGAGCAGTGAGAGGCTTGCCCTGGTTTCTGGTGACCATGAAGGCGATCCGGTCAGCTTCGCTACCGACAAAGTCTTTGCACTCAAGGCGGATGATGTCAGCACCTGCTTTCGTCGCTTCAATGGCGCCGTAATAGCGGTGGTGGCCGTCTATAACCTTCACGCCCTTCTCGGTAACCTGGACGTCCAGCGGAGGCACCGATTCGCCAGCGATAAACGCATCGCGGAACTCAGCGACGTGATCCTGGTCGATTTCGCGGATATTCAGTCCGGGCTCGACGTACAGCTCTGACAAAGGAACGGTGTAAGTTTTGTTCACCACCGTACCGGTGCCGTTTTTGTCTTTGTGCTTGTAAAGCTGGTAAAGTGAACTCATAATTATTCCTGTGAATTGATCCAGTTAATTCGCGTAGAAAGCCGTTAGTGTCCTACCACTGCGGCTTTCGCCTTTTCTGCCCTTCATTAGTCCCATCCCAACGGACCAGGCCGGCACCGCTCAGCACGTAATCCGATATCTGCCAGCGTTTCTACCGACTGCAGGTAATGCCGTGACACTACTACTGCTTCAGGCGGCACAACCTGCAGACCAAGCACGGACAACTCTTTTGCTATGTCAGCGAAATGCCCTTCCCCCTTTCTGCGACTGACTGTTGATTCACTGATACCCAATATCTCCGCGTAAGCCTTCTGCCCGATGGATGAAAGGCGGTTGAGTAAAACCCCTTCCAGCTCAATCGGGTTGAGGATCGGCGGTTCTAAGTTGCGGGCTATTGCGCTTTGCATTTGTGATATTTCCTGTTGTTAAGCCGCGGAACATCGCGGACGTGAAAAAACAAGGCTCTCTTTGGATACGGGTTGGTAATGGCTAAACCCTTTGGTGGCCTCTTCTATTGCCTCTGCCTTCTCAGGTGATGCCCGACGGTTTCCATAGGCGATTTGATCCAGATAACCAACGGTTGTGTTTGCCAGTTTTGCCAACTGAGCCCACTCGCCTGTGCTGGCATCTTTTCGCCAGCGTAAAAGTTCATTACTCATGGGACCTCCCCGTGACTTATTTAAAATGGAGTTTAGCATTATGCTAAATACTAATCAAGAAAGATTTAGCAATTTGCATATTTATCATTCTGCTAAAAATGACAAAAATGAGCAGATGGAAAGTAAAGAGATTAGAAAAGCGAATCTGGAGAACTTGATCGAACAGCAGCGTGTAGATGCAGGCCTGAACAAGGCTCAATTTGCAGAGCTTATCGATACAAGCCCAGCAGCGCTGAGTCAGCTGATAGGTGATAAACCTCATAGAAACATCGGCGATAAAATGGCTCGTAAAATTGAATCTGCACTCAATCTGCCTTTCGGCTGGATGGATACGTTACATGCCAAAGAGAACCACACGAACGTAACATTCAGATCAGTAAATACCCCTCAGGGGAGCTACCCAGTGATCAGCTGGGTTAGTGCAGGACAGTGGATGGAAGCAGTGGAGCCTTATCACCGAAGAGCGATTGACCGCTGGTATGAAACAACCGTCGAATGCTCTGACGATTCTTTCTGGTTAGATGTCCACGGCGATTCTATGACATCTCCTGTCGGCCTTAGCATTCCTGAAGGTGCAGCTATCCTGGTTGATCCTGAAGTAGAGCCTATTAATGGGAAATTGGTTGTGGCCAAGTTGGAAGGCGATAATGAAGCCACTTTCAAAAAGTTAGTAATTGATGCTGGAAGGCGCTTCCTGAAGCCCTTAAACCCACAGTATCCGATGATTGAAATTAACGGAAACTGTAGGATTGTAGGGGTTGTAGTAGATGCTAAGATATTGAATATTCCATGATAATACCCCTTTAACAAACCCGCTCCGGCGGGTTTTTTTATGCCTAAAAACTCCCCAATACACTTCATCCAAAAATTAAACCCTAAGCAAATCAAAACTCTAAATACCACATAGCGATAATTTAGCATTTTGCTATTGCCATTTATTTAGCATCGCGCTAAATTTAAGCCATCCAAACAACACAGCGATGAGGTGAACGTGAAACTTTTAGCAAACATAGATGAGGGCGTAGCAATTGACCTTGAAAAGGTTGCGTGCCTTCTGCGTGAAAAAGACACAAAAAAAAACATTGGTTATTTTGGTTTCTGGCAGTCGCTTTGTCATAGAGCAGCCTCTTACGGAGGTATTGAAGATGATTAGTGACTACGAAGTTATGAGCAAAGAGGAGAAGGGTCTCGGTTAAAGCCTCTCCCGAGAGGCGTTACCAAAGCCAGTTTACGAGCTGGTTTTGGTATCCAAACAACAACGTTGGCGCCGGTAATAGGTAACAACGCTCCGTTAGCCGCGATAAGGCAAAGGTGAAGAGATGACCGCAAAAAAATATGCCCTTGAGTGCAATTCCGAGTATCTCCGGTACCGCGAGAAATGCCGCAATACTCGCCGAGGTGATGGGGTTCATGACCTGTGGGTTAAGTTGGCATGGCTTAATCGCCGTGACGCAAGGGCGTGGGCTTCTCAGGCTGCATGAGATTAATTTTCGAGGTACTGAAGAATGATCCGAGAACACGAAGTACCTGCATGGCACCGGTTCTGCTTAAAGGTTGCTCTGCTTGTGATTGCGGTTGCATGGGTAAGCTTTGAATTTTGCTGGGGTGTCGCATGAGCAAACAAGGCATTCGTTCACTGATTTACTGCCTGCTGATCTGCGGCGTTATCTGGACAGCGTTGATTATCAAAATTCTGCACGTTACGGGGGTGTTCAATGGCTAACTCAATTCCTAACAGCGGACGCGCCGTGATGATGCGTAACGCTAAAACTGGCGCCACATGGAAGGTTTCACGTGACTACCTGAAAGAAACCTTCTGGTTCGAGCCTCAAGGCAACCTGCGCCACATTCGCAAAGCATTTGAGGCACGCGACCTGCTGCCAAACCTGGTACCAGCTGGGACGCATTAACCGCGCATATCAGCGCACGAATTTAACTGAGCTATCAGGCAGCCAATACGGTGCCGGGATTCTTACAACCAAATTTCAGGGGAAACCATGAGCGAAATAATGGATTTAGTCGTCATCGAGAAAAAGAACGCGATGGCGGTTTTCACCAATAACGACCAACTCGATCCGCTTATCGAAGCGATCGAAAAAGAGGCTCGCAGTCTGGTGCCGGACGTGACCACCAAAAAAAGGCCGCGATGCTATCGCATCCATGGCTCACAAGGTCGCGCGCTCTAAAACCTACATCGACAACGCAGGTAAAGCCCTGGTCGCTGAGCTGAAGGCGCTGCCAAAGCAGATTGATGAAAGCCGCCGCGTTGTCCGTGAGCGTCTCGATGCACTGAAAGATGAAGTGCGTCGCCCGTTGACCGAATGGGAGGCTGAGCAGGAACGCATTAAGGCCGAAGAAGCCATGAACGCCCTTCACGTCGAAGCACTGGCCATGAATGAAGAGTTCGATCGGCAGCTGGCAGCTCGGATTGAGTCTGACCACGAAATGGCCATGCTGATGAATGACGCTTTCGACCGAGAGCAGGCAGATAAAGCAGCTGAGGCTGAGCGCCAGCGCATTGCCCATGAAGAAGAAATTAAGCGAATGGCAGCCGCCGCAGCAGCCCGAGAAGTTGAGCAGCGCGCACAGCGTGAACGTGAAGAAGCGGCGCATCGCGAAGCTGTGTTGAAAGCACAAGCTGAGCAGGCAGAGCGAGATCGCATTGCAGCCGAGAAGAAAGCTGAGGCTGACAAGCAGGCCGCTATCGAAGCGGAGCGCCGCAAAGCTCAGGAAGAAGCCGATCGCATCCGCCGCGAGGCAGAGCAACGCGAACAGGCCCGCCTGGCTGAGGAGAAAC